TATTCTAAAGTTAATATAACTCTAATAAAATTTCTAAAAACTGTTTGCGTTAATGATGAACTATCTAAATTACTAGGATATTCATTACGCTGTATTAATACTGTATATCCTGGCACTTGTAAATTTTCAATAGCGTTTTTTATATCTTCTTCCATATCATCATTAAAAACTCTACTACCTACATTCCCAGAACCGTTATAAATACAAACTATATCTAAAAGCGTTGCTACTTCCCATCTATGACCGCACTTTGTAGCATTATCATCAACTTTATCTTGTGTTGAAATTATAACGTATTGACTAGGAGTGCTATTCCCTGTTACATTTGTATCATAACAATTATAAATAGGAATTATAGCATCGTATAACGCTTTACGAATATATTTATTTGGATTTACCATATTTGTTTAATACCTTTTTTAATTTATCTAAATATTCAATTCTGCCACGTAATAACGCTGGATATAAATAAGGTCTTGCTCTTAAATTAACTTGCTTTATGCCTTTTCCTTTGAACTTAATTGCTATTTCTTTTAATTCATTTGGCACTTGTACAAGTCCACCAGTTCCGAACTCAACAAAAGGAGCGTAAGGTGCTAAAACTCCACCCGCTTCTATTCGCCAATTTAAAGGAGTTTCTTTAACCGCTTGTATTGATTGTCCTAATTTACCAAAGTTAGCAGGAGCAGACTGTTTTGCATACTTTTCAATATTACGTGCTACTAATTCCGTAACACCTTCTATATCTTTTTCAGCTTCTTTTCCGTACTTTCGTAAATTAGCAATAACAGTATTTAAACCTTTAATTTCCATTATTCTCTTTGACTTGCATTTATTACAATATCAATATTATTTAAATCAATATTCATAACACTATCAATATTATAAGTTAATCCATTATACTGAATAAAATAATCCTTAACTGAAATAGAAACATCATAACGATTTCTAATAGTAAAAATAGTTTGTACAATATTATCAACTTGACCGTTTTCGCTTAATCTGTTAGCTCTTTTAGTTTCTACATTTGCCCAGAATGAATATACTAAACTATCTTCAACAGTTGAGCCACCAAAACCATCAGCCACATCGGATGACTGCCAAATTGAAATTGCCTTAGTGTATTTTCTTGCTATCATTAGATAAATCTTCTATTTACGTCAATAGCTTGCATAACTGATAAAGGTATTAAAGTAGTATTACTTTGTGTTTCTGATTCGTAAAACCACACTTTAATTAATTGCAAAGATGCATCTATTAACTCATTTGGAATATCATCTACATTTGTATAACCTATTGTTAAAGTAACCATATCGTTTACAGTTGGTACAATAGCGTATAATTGTCTGTATTGAATAATATATTCCGTTTCAGTATTATCAATAGGGTAATCATAAACTTTAACTTGTTGCACTAATGCACAATCTTTATAATAAACTTTATCTCTAGTTTTAAAGATATGATTTGTACGCTTTTCAATAAATGACAAAGAACTATTAATCATACTTGTTATTTCGTCATCTGTTTCAGTTTGTGAAGCATCGACTTTTAAGTATAATTTAGCACGCTCTAAAGAAATAACGTCTGTATAATTAGTCATCTTTTTTTGCTTTTTTAGGTTCCTTAACCTCTTCTAAAAAACCATCATTTAACATCGCCTCAGCATCTTCTTTTGATAGTTCAATAGTATCACCTATTGCGTAATTCTTTTGTTCAGAAAGTTTAAAAAACGGTTTTAATGCTATGTATTTCATTTTGTTTTATTTTATTGTTGTTAAATCGCAAATCTCGGTTTTACCCATGTAATCTCTATAATTATTAACTTTTATATTTTGAAATTGATACGGTGCTATTCTAATTGTAATATAATCACCAGTAGGACTATCAGCCCAAGTTAGTATTTTATAACAATCTTTTATTAAAATAGGCTTTTGTTGTGGAATTTCATCCTTTGAACAACTTATAAAAAGTATTGCAATAAATAATAATATCTTTTTCATAATTCAAAGATATAAAAAAACCCTTTACAAATTGCAAAGGGTTTAATTTTTTAATACTAAACTACTTATGCAGTAGCAGTAAAATCACCGTAAATAATAGCAGCAGGTTGCTCAACAGCCAACCCTACCTGAGATTCAATACGTGCAGTAATGTTATTGTTCACAAAGTTAGTACCTTCAACTTCTGAAAATTCCAAAGAAAGTCCTTCAGTAACGATTTTATTAACTCTTGTCCAATCACCTACATAATACTTGTTAGCAGCTAACCAGTTTGCTCTGTAAATAGCAATTCCGTTTATTCTTAACTGTCCGTTATCAAGTGTAACAATTCCAGGTAAACCATAACCAGCTCCAGTTGATTTCTCAGTTTTCAATATATCCCAATAATCAGCAGGACGTACTACAATTCCATTAACTGCAAAGTTTAAACCCTCTTGAGTTGCAATTTCATTCAACAACATTTCAATCTTGTTTTTCCCTGTAATGATTTGAGTTGATGCAGTTGCAGCAGCAGCTAAAACAGCATTAAAGATTGAGTTTTCAGCAATTGCGTAATCTCTACGTAAAGCATCAGGAATGAATGAAGTTAAGAAAGGCAAGTTGTTAGCCATCTTTTTAGAGTAACGAGTAAAACCAGCGATAAAGTTTGTAGCTAAATCAACCATAGTAATATCGTAATCTTTTTGAGATTTAGAACTTCCTTCTGTTTGAGCAGAAATAGAACCTTCACCACCTGTTTCTCTTGGATATGTATAAGTACCTCCTGAAATATTAACCGATCCAACTAAGTCAGAAACGTTTAACAATTGACTTGGAACCATAACAACATTCAAGTTGTAATCTCTAGGAGCATCACCTGTTAAGTTTACTGGCAAAGTCATATTACCAACTGCTTTAACTTGTACTGCATTTCCTTTTCTTACATTAGAAATTCCTTCAAAGTTGTCTTTGATAGATTTTACTAAATTATCTTCGTTTGTAGTTTGACTTGCTTTCTCTTGAAGTTTAACATCAAGTTTATCAGCGTGGTCTTGAACTACTTTTAAATCACTAGCGAATTTTGCTTGTAATTCATCTTTTACCGCTTTTACCTCAACTTCAAAAGCTGATTTAATTGCACTTGGTAATTTTACCTCAAACGCATCGATAGCGTTTTTTACTTCTACAGCAGTTTTAGTTTCTAAACCGCTTTTAATGTTTGCCAATTCGGCTAATAATTTCTCGTCCATTTTATTTAAGGATTAAAGAGTTTGTAAATGATTTTAACGTTTCTAAATAAAGCGGCTCATCTTCTGGAGTGTCATTTTCTAACGGCTCGTTATCAAGTGCTTTTAATAATGTTTCAATTTGTCTTAATCTGTTATCAGAGTAATCTAAATTGTATGATTTTTGTATTAATTCCATTAACCCGTAATGGCTTTTAATACTTTTAATATTTTGTACTGTTGCTAATTCATTAGCTGCCCAACTAGATAAAAAAGAGTATTCTCTTAATTTATATTCAGTAATAACAGATTTGTTTTTAGTGTCTCTTTGTATAACTTGGTAACCAATAGATAACTCAGCGTTTAATCCTGAATCGTGCATTAATTTCACATCTGTAAACATATCACGTCCTAAATCTTTATTCATATTGAATTTAGTATGTGTCAATAAACCGTATGAATCTTTAGTATCAATCATCAAAGGAACTCCAATCATCATTGTTGGATTGTGGTCCTTTAATACTCGAATACGTTTGAAGTTTTCGTTTACTGTTTTATCAAATGAACCAGGTGCAGAAATATCCTTATCTGAATCCTCGTTATTATAAACGTTTGCATAGGCATAAACTTCGCCTTTACTTTCGTTTAAATCTTTTAATGAATATGATAATTGTTTAAATTCCATAATACAAATATATTAATTTATTTATTATAATAGATAAAATCTATTTTATTTTTCTAATTGGTAATCCGTCTTCATCTTCTTTAATCGTAAATACTATTTTACATCTACAGTTTATAACGTTTCCTGCCATTGCATTTGGATCACCTGGATACATTATTTCTTCTCCACCAACAAAGAAAGGTTTGTTTGCATCTACTATTTGACCGTTCATATCTAAATGGTCAAACATTGATTTAGGAGGTCTACGAGTTCTATTATCTTGTACACTAATCCACGTTTTATTTAATTCATAATCTGAATTTTCAGCAGCTAAAGTTGTAGCGTAATTTGTAGCCGTTGTTGTTTCAGTTCTTGCAATCCTCAACGCTTGTGCTTTATACCAACCAAACTTGTTTTGTAAATTCCTAGTAATATCTGCAACGCTTATATTATCATTATAACCTTGCTGTATAACTCCTATTATGCTTTCTATTAATGTTTGTTGTACTGATACTATTCTTAATCCTGCATTAGAATTTAACCACGCTGTTATGATAGCTTGAAAATCTATTTCAGCTTTAATTGTCTTTTCAGTTCGTTTGTATTGTGGCTTTACTAAAGTTGTATAAATTTCTTTGTACATATCTTTAATATCCTGTTCGCTTACATTTGCATAAATTAAGGCTTGATAAGTTCCTTGTGTCATATTACCAAACTTAATATCATTAACAATTTTTAAGACATTACGTCTTACAATCCTATACGCTTGTAATTCTTGCCTTAATCGTAATTTATCCATTCATTACATCATTTACTGATGGATCGTTTATATTTATAATACCATTTGGTATGTAAATCTCATTCATCATATCATCATCAATTTCCTCGTAATTGAATACTTCTCTACGCTCATTTAAAGTCAATGGAACTGAATTAACCCATTTACTCATTGTTTCCATATCGGTTTGCATTTCAGGAAGTTCAGATATGTCCCATTCTATAACTGCATCTTCATAACCTTTGAATTTACGTATAAATTCTAAGTTAAGATATTCAGCTAACAAATCTAAATCAGGTTTAATATTATCAGTTACAACTCTTTTACGTGCCTCATTCATTGTATCAACTCCGAACCCTGTACCATTTCGCTCCTCGTTTAATAAATCTACATTCCAATTTAAACAGTTTGCCAAAGTACGTCTATCATAACTTAAATAGTCAAAAGGCTTTAACTCATCAGTTGTTAATGAAATTCTTGTAAATCCTAACTTTGCGGATGCACCCGCTATATTTGAAAGTCTTGTACTATCGTTATCCATTTCAACTAAACGGTCCTTTAGTGATTGTCCTTGCTCAGCTGTTAAAGGTGAACCACCATCACCAGCGTGAATGAATCCATAAACTCCACTATTAAGCATTGTTTTTGTATTGTTATCAATTCCGTTGTTAGAACTGTTTATATTTCTTATGGCTGCCATTAGTTCGCTATAACCGTATAAATGTGAACCGCTACTATCATAAAAAGGATTAGAACGTTTGATATGTATTATATTTTCTGCAGGAAATCTTACCATTTGGTTGCCTTGTTGCATAATATAATAGTCAATAGGATTTTCAACACTCATCATATTAGCATTCGGCTTTAATACTATTTGCATCCAATGACTTGGTAAAATATACAATTGTAAAGGACTTCCAGCATTAGCACCCTCGCTTATAGTTTGCTTATACAAATAAACATTTCCACATACTTTAAGATATACTTTGTATAAAAAGAATATATCGGACCAGCTTTGATTTACATTAGGTCTTTGTAATGGCATTGGCATTTCACTATCTGAATCGTAGGCTTTTAACTTTAATTTGTTAATTGATAGCTTTTGTTGAAATGTAGGATTGTTAGGAAATAACTTTAATTTCTTATAGGAATCCATATCATCAACTTTCTTAACACAATATGGAACTGATGTAGTTTTACTGGCCTGTTGATTTACAATTGCATTTACATCGGGGTTTTCTCCATAGCCTTTTACAATTAAGACTTCTAAAGTGTGATTGTAGGTTGCAGTAAGTCCACCAACCAATTTATAAATACTTTCGTTAAAAAGGTTTTTATTTCCGTTTGTGAGTATATCCCACGCTAAAGCTATCCTATTTTTTGCCATTATAAATGTCTTTTTGTTTCAAAGATAGTAATTTATTTAAAATGTAAAGAAATTTTCTTTTAATTCAAAATATAACCGCATCATTAATGTATCTGTATAATCAGGAGAATGTCCTAATAATTCTTTTACTTTCTCTTTTGGTATTATTCTAAGTTTGCCATCACTATCGATTTTATCTCTTTTAACTTGTTCTAATTCTTTTATAATAAGGTCCTGTACATAACCATCATTG